CTAGTCGTTTACCTTGAGCACAGCAAGGAAGGCATCTTGGGGAATTTCAACACGCCCCACCTGTTTCATCCGTTTCTTACCGGCTTTCTGTTTCTCTAGCAGCTTTTTCTTACGGCTGACGTCGCCGCCGTAACACTTAGCCGTGACGTTTTTACGTAGAGCCTTCACCGTAGAACGAGCAACCACCTGACCACCAATCGCTGCCTGAATCGCTACGTCAAACATCTGACGCGGAATCAGCTCTTTCATCTTTTCCACCAGCAAACGGCCGCGGGAGTGAGCATGGTCGCGGTGGATAATGACCGCCAGGGCGTCGACTTTATCACCGTTAATCAATACATCGAGACGCACCAGTTTCGCCGCTTCAAAGCGCTCGAAGTTGTACTCTAGCGAGGCATAACCGCGAGAGATGGATTTTAAACGGTCAAAGAAGTCCATGACCACTTCCGACATGGGCAGCTCATAGGTCAGCTGAATCTGGTTACCTAAAAACTGCATGTCCAACTGGGTGCCACGACGCTGCTCGCACTCGGCGATGACGTTACCTACAAACTCCTGAGGTACCAGAATGCTGGCACGCACGATGGGCTCGCGCATCTGCTCTACATCGGCCATATCAGGCAGCTTGGAGGGGTTGGAGACGTACTGGATGTCGCCGTTCTTCATGGCGAGTTCATAGACAACCGTTGGCGCGGTGGTCAGCAGATCCAGATCGTACTCACGCTCCAAGCGCTCTTGGATGATCTCCATATGCAGCGTGCCGAGGAAGCCTACGCGGAAACCAAAGCCCAGTGCATCGGAGTTTTCCGGCTCGTACTCAAGAGAAGCATCGTTAAGGGCGAGTTTTTCCAGGGCATCGCGGAAATCTTCATAATCGTCCGCACTCACTGGGAACATACCAGCGTAAACCTGCGGCTTCACTTTCTGGAAACCTGGCAGACGCGGCACGTCTGGGGTCTTGGTGTGGGTGATGGTATCGCCCACGGGTGCCCCATGAATCTCTTTGATACCGGCCACGATAAAGCCGACTTCACCGGCACGGAGGATATTGGTCTCTTTGCGCAGCGGGGTAAAAATACCCACTTCCGTGGCGTTCCAGTCGCGGCCAGTCGACTTGATGCGAATTTTGTCGCCCTTACGCAGCGTGCCGTCAAACAGGCGCACCAGCGAGACAACGCCCAGGTAGTTATCGAACCAGGAGTCGACAATCAGCGCTTGGAGAGGTGCATCGGGGTCACCCTTGGGCGGCGGAATATCGCGCACTAGGCGCTCTAGCAGCGCGTCAATGCCGATACCGCTTTTCGCTGATACCTGGCAGGCATCGGTCGCATCTAAGCCGATAATCTCCTCTACTTCCTGGGCGACCCGGTCGGGGTCGGCCTGGGGCAGATCGATTTTGTTGAGTACCGGCAGGACTTCCAGCCCTTGCTCAATAGCGGTATAGCAGTTGGCCACCGATTGCGCTTCGACCCCTTGGGCGGCATCAACCACCAGCAGCGCCCCTTCACAGGCGTACAGCGAGCGCGAGACTTCATAGGAGAAGTCAACGTGCCCTGGGGTATCGATAAAGTTGAGCTGGTAGACCTGTCCATCGGCAGCGGTATAGTCCAGCGTTACCGACTGCGCCTTAATAGTAATGCCCCGCTCACGCTCGATATCCATGGAGTCGAGCACTTGCTCCTTCAGCTCACGTTCCGTCAAACCGCCACAGGTTTGAATCAGACGATCAGAGAGCGTCGATTTACCGTGGTCGATGTGGGCGATGATGGAGAAGTTTCTTATGTGCTTGATCTTGCTATCGTTATCTGTGGTCATGTGCCGATTTAATCCGGGGTGTGTACGCAGCCATGTACGATAAATGATTTTGCATGGCTGCGTTCAGTGTCGATTTCCTCCATTGTACCGTTCAAATGGTTGGCGTGCTATGGAGTGCGGCGACAGCGCGTCATGCCGCAAGTTGCCGCTCCTCCCACGCCTGGACATCGCTTTCCCGCCAGCGGGATTCTGCGCCGTGGCCGCCCTGGATAACCGGTTTAGGAAAGCCTTTGCTTTTCTGCCAGCGCAGCAGCGTGTCCCGGCTTCGGCCATAGCGTTCGCATAGCTGGCTTGTGCTGACGTATTGATCTGACATTTTCACCTCCTGAAAATTAAGAAGCCGCCTTATTGGCGGCGAGCGATTGGTAGGGTCTGAAGTTGGGGTTATCTGGCCTTGGAATCTCAGGCCAGCTTTTACCCAGGCGAATCAAGCTGATTGTGCTGTGCGAGACACCAAAGCGCTGAGCGATAGCTTTATTGGTGTGGCCTTTGGCTATTAGGCCGATAATTTGCTTCACCTGCTTTTCTGTCAGCTCGGCCCTCGGGTTGCGCCGCCCCTTCTGACCCACATAGCGCTGCCTGCCTTTTTAGTGCATGTCCTGAGTATTCTGCAAGGGCGTGCCTAGGAATAAATGGGATGGATTAACGCAGGCCGGATTGTCGCAGCGATGACAGACATACAGGCCGTCGGGTATTGGCCCCTCGCTCAAGAAATACGCGATACGGTGAGCGCTTACGCTGGCACCGCTCAGCTTCATGGCGCCATAGCCTCTCCGCTTCTTAGCTCCATTCCAGTTCCAGCACTCGTCTTCACTGCCTTTGATGAATTTCTCGGAGAAGCGCTTCTTCTCCACGGCTGTAATGTGCATGCTGCCTCCCGGCAAAAGAAAGCCGCCTCTTGGGCGGCTATTCAAAAAAGCTTTCGTATTCGCTTTCGGGCACTCGTTCAGGATATATACCTATCTGCAGGCTCTTATGCCGCAGCCTATCGTTAGGCTCTGATACGCACTTTTCCTTCGCCTTCGCAGCCATAAACTCAACGGCGCCCAGGTAGTCATCCTCTCGGAAGTTGCCAAGGCAAACCCAATCGTCGCTAACGCGCCACACCGTGCGCTTTTGCTCGTTTTTCTTGGCGCTAAGAAGGTCGGATATAGCGTCCTGAGCGTAAAGAAGCTGGCCTTCATCCAGGCGAGAAAGGTACTTTTCGGTGCCCATCTCAAGGTCGCGCTTAGTAGCCGTAAGCAGGAAGCTACGACCCTCGGCAACATGACCCTCTGGAGGCTTGAAGGCGAACATCCGGCAGTGTTCCGGTATCAGCATCGGCGTAGTGGCGCCAATAATCATTTGGCTAATACCCATCCAATCACCAATGCCGTACTTCTCAGCAATCGCCCGAGACACCGCCCCAGTTTCGCCGATAAAGCGCACGCTGGATTCCCATATAGTAGCCGTCCAGCTTTCCGGTATATCGCATTCGTCGCGCAACTTCTGCTCTGCTGCTTGTTCGTGATAAACAGATGTCATCATTCTCTCCATTAAAAAAGCCGCCCTGGTGGCGGCTATTAATCTGTTTTCAGCACTGGCCTAAACCAGCCCAGGTAATAAACTGCTCGAATATCGATACCGCCATTCTTTAGCATGCGTCTTGGTGTACCCTTAACCATGCTCGGCCCTATCTGTTTTCGAATGTCTCGCTCATCCAAAATGCTTTTCTTTTCACGCATCCAGACGGTCGTTACGCGCTCAACATGCACTTGCCCGCGATTGCGATCAGGAGTGAAACGAACAAGGAGTTTAAAGTGGTGCCGCCTACCAGTGAGCTTGCTTATCGCCTTGTCGATCATTAGTATCCAGCCCCCTCTAGCGCCTCGTTAACAATCACTCCGATCTTTTCGCAGCTCTCACGTATCTCGTTGCCGCGCTCGTTGTCGGTGTGCACCAGAATCTCCCGCGCCGTGGCGTCGATATTTCCATCCACCTCTCGCCAGATATTCATCACAGCGTTGTAAAGCGCCCGCTCTTTGGCGGCGCCATCAAGCTGCAGTCGGTGGGCGTACTCATACAGGCACCGCGTCAGGGCCGCCGTGGTCGTATTGCCGCTGACGCTGATCGTGCCGTCCTGGGCGTCGGGCATGTGGCATCGCCAATACGTGCCGTCTTTTCTTAGCCGGGGCTTTTGCATACATCCTCCGGCTTGGGTGCGGCTGACAGCATTGCGCGGTAGATTTTTGGGGCCACACTGCAATCGCAATCATGATGGCACTCACCTAGCTGCTCACATTCGCCAGTAGCCTCGCAGCCCGCGTCGATTTGATCCTCTATGAGCTCAACTGGCACCGACTGCCAATCCTCCGGGCAAGCGGCTTGCCATGCCTCCCACGCGCACTGCACATAATGGGCAACGTACTGCCCTGGCCATGCGCTGCTGGGCGAGTTAGGTTGCTTTTCGATACACCATTCACGCGGCGGCGCGACTGCCCACGCCTCAAACCGCTTTCGTTGCTCATTCATCCCAAGCACTCCATCTCGTAGATTTCATCCCAAACAAACCGCGTATTCGCCGTCGCTTTAAGCTCCCGCATCAACTGCTCGCGCAACTCGTAAAGCTCGGCCACTTTCTGCCGCTGGCCGCACAGGGCTTCGCTCTCCCGTGTCTCGGTGCCGTCGTCATAACGCAGCACCAGGCGCGCCGTGACTCGCCATCGCATCGGCGCATGCGTAGCAAACTGCGCGACCGACTCGCGCTTATCGACAGGCACATGCGCCGGGAACGTCCATTCGCCCTCGAATTTGCCGTCGATGTGCCGACCAGTGGCCACGGCACCCTTAGCCCATAGCTTTGCCCTGGCCTCATACGCATCGCGCTGTTTGCGTGACATGCCCGCGTAGCGGCGGTCGGCGGTGCGCTTCTCTCGCGCCCGGCGTTGGGCGCGGTTGAGCTGTGCTTCTGTCTGCATAAACCCTCCAGGCGTAAAAAAAACCGCTCACTGGCGGCCATAGTCTCTAAACAATCTGGTCGATAGCCGCCACGGCGGCGTATCGGGTATGCGCCTACGCACTGCCAGCGCGGCGATCCGCTTGGCGTTGGGTAGCTGATCGAGCATGCTCAAACTCCGTGCATCGCACGATGACGCGGCCCTTGCTCTTGCTCATGGCGGGCATTTGGTTAAAAGGTAGGTTGCTACAGTCATCGAAAGTGCGGCGGCAGGCCATGCACATGCTGCCTTTTGGCTGGTGGGTCATTGATGGGCCTCGGCATTGCATTTGCAGTAAGTGCCATAAGCGCCGCATTCCAGCTCGCAGTTAGGGTGTGGATCGCTATGATCCGAAGCCACCAATCGAAGCGGCCCGACTTCCTGCTTAACCCGGTTAATAGCATCATTGACCTGCATAACTACGCGAGCAACGCTTGGCGCTTTGTCGAATTTCGTTTCCTGCAAAAGCAGGCGAAGCCTTTCCAGCGCCTCTACCTGCTTGAGCGCGTCGCGGCGGTCAAGGCTGATGGCGGGTGACTCATAGATAATGTCATGCAGCAGCCCAGGCATAGAAAGTCCGCCCTTGTACGCGCGACTCTCCTCTGTCTTGATCCGCTCCACATGCGCCGCCAGAGCATCCTTCTCCTGCTCGAGCTTCTGCCTCAGCGCTATCTGGTGCTCCTCGGCCGTCCGGTAGGCGTCGCGTTCGCGCTCCAGCTCGGCAATGCGCTTCTGCGCGTCGCTCAACTCGCCTTCTATTCGCTCCATTGGTGTCATTTTAAGCCGCCCTCATGCTAGCCAACTGTTTAGCCTGCTCGGCTAGCTCTTTGCGCAGCTCTATATTTTCAGCGGTCAGCGCGTCGTTTTCAGCCAGCACGTCTGATTTTTCGTGTTCCAGTTCTTCTATGCGCTGGCATAACTGATTAGCCAGCTCATCGCTGGCGATTTCAAATTCGCTCATGATTATCTCCAGTAATTATGTAGCGGTCGCGGCTTGGGCCTACTAGCGGTTTCTGCCCAGGCGCTAAGTGCCAGTCGAATTCATGCAAGCACTCGTCGCACTGTTTCAGATTGATTGAGCGAAACAGCCGTAGGCGCTCACTGCCGCACTTTGGGCAGCGCTTAGTCGTGGTTTTCATATCTCTAACCAGCTTTCGATGAAGGCTTGCGCGGCTTCCGCGTTGATCGCGTTTCCGTAGGCGCGCAGTCGCACCACTCGGGCGGGAGCCCCATGAGCCAGCGGCTGTGTGCCGGGTTCAACTGGCCGCCACTTTCCATCCCGGCAGAAGAGCCAATCAGCATCTCGCCAGAAACCGTTAGTCGGGCTGGTCCCGTTATCGCGGCAAAATCTTGTAGCCGCTGCTGCCGCTTGCTGCCGTTCTTGCGTTTCATCTCCGCTGGCTGCGGCTGGCGGTCGTTGCTGCAACTCGGCGTCGGCCATCCGCTCAGCGCTGCCATCTGCGTCAGGGGTATGCCCGTGTCGTGCGGCCTCGGGTCTAGCCCGCCCCGGCTGTGATCGGTCGTTGTCGGAGTGGGCCAGCCCGCCAAATGATACGCCACGTCCGCCAAGCCAATCTGTGGGTCTGTCGGTTTGCGATTGCCGATGATCGGCGGCTTGCTCTTGTGCTGAATTACTGTGCTGTTGGGTGTCGGCCACCCCGCTAACAATGCGTCGTGCGTCAGCGGCTTGCCGCGACTCTGGGCCTGGCGCTTTTCGTGGTACTCCGCAGTTGCCGACTCGCTTTTGAAATCCCGGGCCGCTGGCGTCGGCCACCCAGAACGCTCGGTCTCGGATATGCGGCGCACCGACGCCCGCAGACGGAAACGGGATACACCCGAAGGCGTAACCCAAGGCTTCCACGTCAGCCTGTACAAGGTCGATCCACGGCTCGACAGCTTTGCTCGCAACTTGCTCTCCAAAGACGACTGCAGGGCGGCGCTCTTGGATGAGCCAGTGGAAGTGAGGCCATAAGTGCCGCTCGTCATCAAACCCGCCTCTTTTGCCTGCTGAGCTGAAAGGCTGGCACGGGCAACTGCCGGTCCATACAGAAAGGTCATCTGACCATCCGGCTCGGCGAAGAGCGTAAGACCAGACGCCGACGCCTGCGAAGAAGTGGCATTGCGTGTAGTGAGTGAGGTCATCGGGCGCTACGTCCTCTATAGATCGTTCGTCAACATCCCCCGGCGCGATAAGACCAGCAGCGATGAGATTGCGTAGCCACTGGGCGGCCTGGGGGTCGATTTCGTTGTAATAAGCGGCCACGCCTATCTCCCAAAAAGAAGCCCCGCACAGGCAGGGCTAGAAGTGTTTCAGTCGCTTGGCTCGGCGCTGCGCTCGTTTGCGCTTGGCCTGACGCTGGTGGGGTTTGGTAACGCCCCGACCTTGGATGATGGGCTGGGGTGAGTGGATGGGCTGCCAGGGCATGCCGAAGGCGCTAGCGATTGCGGTTAGTAGGCTCATATCAATAAGCCTTGCCACCAGCCTGGGCGCGATTCTCCGGCTTGTGGTCTGCGCGATGCGAGTTGTAGGCCAACTTCTCAACCATGGCGCCGATAACGTCATAACCGGCGCGCCCTGCGAGGTCATAAATACGGATAACGGCATCAGCAAGTTCAACCTCTACCATCTCACGATGCGGCAGCTTGTCGTCCATCAAGCCTTTTCGATGGCCTTCCATGGCCTCGCTTATCTCGGAGTGGATTAAGCACAGCTTCTGAGCGAACCGTTCGGGCGTAAGCTCGTGGGCCTCTTTTGTTTCTGGATCGTGCCACCAGCCAGCATGAAGCGACTGCAGGTAACAATGGTGAGCAAGCTGTGATGCGCCGTTAATAGAATTCTCGTCAAGCATAATGATCTCCAGATAGTAAAAAGCCCCAGGCGGGGCGCTAAGATCTAGCTTACTCGCAGCGATGCCTTGCCTTCGTCCAGCTTGCAGCCCGGCACGCTCTCACCCGCTTTGAGCGCTTTTAGGATTTCGGCTTTGACTGGCTGGCGGCTTGCTGGAATCAGCTTCGTGTACTGATCGGGCACGGCGTCAGCATTTTCGATGTTGACGACCTGCTTGGGTTTGGCGCGGGTAATAGTGAATAGCTGACGCTTGACCTTGTCGCGCCCGGTGCTCTCCATCGCCCATAGCACGCGGTCTCGGCACGCCTGGGCGTTGCGCTCGACGCTTTTCTTGCGAGCGGATAAACGCTTGATCTCGTTGTCGATCTGCTCGGCTTCGGCGTCGAGCTGGCGGGCGACAATAATCGTCGCTTCGATCTTGTCTTCAATCTGGCTGCTATTTGCGTCGAGTGTATCTGCCAACGCTTCGGCAAAATCAGCGTCGTTCTCGGCATCCATGTCGATAAGCTGCTGGAATTCGTTGGTTAAGGCGTAGAGTGATTGCATGTTGACCTCGCAAAAATAAAGCCGCACTATGGCGGCTTACTGAATAATCGTAAACTATTGATTCAGAACGGAATTTCATCGTCCATTTGATCGTTACCCGGAGCGCCGTAGCTAAAGCTGTCGCCTTGCTGGCGAGGGTCGCCGCCATAGCTTTGTACATTTTGCGCTTGCTGCTTGGGCGGCGCGCCTTTCGGATTCTTGGCGAACCGCTCTGCCCAATAGGCAGCCGACTCTGCCTGCTTGCCCGCCTTATGCTCTGCGATGGTCAAGCCAGACTTGGGCGACATGAAGCACTTGATCTGAAAGCGGAAACCTTCATCGCCGTTACTCTTGATGTAGTTCTCACGCTCCAAGGCGACTTGCACCGGCTTGCGCGTTAGCTCTGGGGCAATCAAGCCATCCTTGCCTTGTTGCTGGCTTAGTGACTGCGCGCCGGTGACGCCCATCATGCTTTGAATCTGCTGGTGCCCAACCTCGTTCTGGCTGCCGTCCTTCTTTTGGTAGTAGAGCGTGAGGTAATTGGCTTTTTGGCCTTTCTCGCTTTCGAACGTCAGCTCCAGCCCTTTAGCACCGGTGTTCGCCTCCACCCATTTCGCTTGTTCGATGAAGCCGCGCACCACGCAAGACTCAGTGATGTAATCCCCGCCGCCTGCATCGGCGGCTTCGGCTTGTGCTTCGTTGTACTGAAAGATAGCGCTCATGCTATTTGCTCCTGTTGCGGTGCGGTGATTGTGTAGTACTCAACAACGGCTTTATCGACTGCCGCCAAGTCGTTCTCGATAACATCACTATCGAAGAGCCCCATAGGAGCCTTTACCGTGTCGCTGCCGTTGTTGACCGTGCGGAACTGGTAGTTGCCGTCCTGCACCTGGGTGCGCAGAACTGTCGTAAACAAACCTTCCAGGGTGATCTTTTCATCCAGCATCTTGCCGATGGTCTTGATCTTGGTGCGCCCGTAATCGTCATCCTGCGTGTGGCTCAAGATGTAAACGCGAACATGCGCTGGCAGCGCTGACATGGCGCTAATCACTTCCCATGCGTGCCGAGCTATCTCGGTGAATTTTTCGAAGCCTTTTTCGTCACTGCGGCGCATGAACTCGTTGGCCATCAGGTATTGGAAGTCGTCTACAACCACAATCTCCTTGCCATTAGCTACCGCTTTTCGAGCAGCTTGAATCATCATTGCCCATGCGTCGGTGGTGTATTGATTCCATCCCGCCGCTCGGAATGGCAGAGGCTTTTCGGTCGCTTTGATTAGCGCAACCTTGGCCGGGTCTAGGTTTCGCAGGCTCGCCGTCTTGCCGGTGCCTGATTGGCCTAGCACCAATGTTGTAATGCTCATGCCGCTACTCCTTGCCGATCATCTGCCCGGCTCATTGTTTCAGCGTGCGCGTATTTCAGCGCCCTTAGCTCAATCTCGTATTCGTCTAGCGATAGCTGTCCGTTACGCAGCATCATCGCCAACTGTTGCTTGGCATCAAAAAATGTCATAGCCTCTCTCCTAATCTTCTCGACGTTGATCTGGCCCGCTTCCTATGTGCGTAGGAGCGGGCTTTTTAGTTGGTGGGCGGTGGGGCTAGCGGCTTCCAATGAGAAGGCTGACAAATAAGCGTGCCGACAAACTCATCGTTTAGCGGGTAAGTTCCAAACTGGAACCTGCCATTGGTTACCAGAAAGCCAACCATTTGATCCTTGGTGTCCGCGCAGAACAACTGCACGTCTTCGCCCTTCTTGGGCAGCCTTTCATCGACACTTACCCACCCAGCCAGCAGCGCCTCCAGTTCGTTCTGATCTCGGTGGTCTAGGCGCCGCGTGCCTTTAGTGACTGTAAAGGCCATGCGTAAGGCTGCGTCTAGGTAGCCGCTTGTTACTCGCCATCGATTCATAACTCACCTCGCGACTTAGCTAGAGCATCGCGCCCCTCTTCTCGCAGCGCTTCGTACTGACAGCTACCGTTGTCGTCCAGCGCGTCGAGTAGGGCTTTTAGTGAGTCGTAAAGCTCAGGCGCGGCGGCTATCAGGTGGGCGTTGGCCTGCTGCACGTTAAACCGCTCTCCACTCCATGTTTGGCATGAAAGGCCGCACACGTCGCTATAATCTGGCGTATATGTGGCGCCGTCCTGCTGTGCTACATAAAAGAAATTTCCATCAACGTCTGGATATACCGTCCACGGCCCCGGCGTTGCTTTCAGCTCGCTCATGTCCACTCTCCCGCTAGAACCTGCGCATCCCACGCCTGGATAGCCACATCACGCATAGCCGTAGCGTTGCGCTCAAACATGATGTCCATCAGGTAGTGTTCGTTCTCGGGCTGCTGCACCCAGCGAATGAGGGACTGGCTCGCCCATGGCTGATCCGCCTCCAGGTAGTCGGTCGGCGTCATGTCGGCCTCTGGCGAGAACTGCGGATACCGCACGGCGGTTTGGTCGGGTACTCGTAATGCAATGTTCATGGTGATCTCCTTAGTCAGCGGGCCGCATACCTGGGCAAATCTCAGCAGCAATGCCGCGATAATCGGGGTGACCAACACGGTCCAATGGGTCAATGCCGCGTGCCTCCTCTGCCTGCCAAACAGCGACTTCCGCGCAGTAGGTGCGGTGCAGGCTCTCCTTGTCAGCCGCGCCCAAGTTGGCCGCTAGCACCATGCTGGCGAGGATCACAGCCAGCGCTGCGACGCTAAGGGTTCTCGCATTCATTGCGCTTCACCTTGTAGATCAAGTGGAAGGGATAGCCGCGACGCTTAGCGGCGCGCTTAGCATTTTTGCGGCTACAAAAAAGGCCGGCATCGCTGCGAGGAACGATCCGACCTTCGTGGTATTCACGGAGGATGAAGCGAGCGGTCATGTGACCAGCTCCTTGGGCACCTCTACGGTGTCGCCTAGCTTGCTGGCAACGATTGCGCGCATGGCGGCAATTAATGGCGTTAGTGCCTCGCCTACATGGTTGCCTGAGTGAGCCCACCAGCCACCCGAATCTGACTGATTTAAGGCTGTGACGTGCTCCTCAACTAGTGGCCCGCCTTGCTCCCAATTCCGAGAGAACTGGCAAGGATGAAAAACACCCTCGCGCAGCATTATGGGGATTGCCAGCGCATCAACCTGAACTCGATTTTCACCAGCAGCCTTAGCCACCGTCCAATCCAGAGCAGCGCCTTCAAGCTCGCTGGTCTCCACCTTGATTAACTCGCTCATAAACACCTCTCTAATTAGGCGCGCTGCCTCGTTACTCGTCGCAGTGCCAGTGCAGGTTAATGAGGGAAGCAGCGCGGGAATGGTCACGATGCATGGCCATGCCAATAAAAAGCCCCTCAAGCGAGGGGCGAAGGCATATCCGTATGCAAGGAGTTGATGCCAGGACAAGCATCGGGATGATGGGTTTCTGGATTCGAACCAGTTCACCGGTGCGTTGCCGGTAGGGATTGCGCGCCTTCCAAGCTACTTAACTAGTATTTCGCTTGGCAGCTATACCCTAGCATTGCCGTTATGCTATTCACCCACCATCCCGATGCCCTCTCTATTCTCAGCGGAGAGGGAGCGCTTTAGGCCGCGTTTTACCCAGCGGAACGGGTGGTGCTCAAAAATCTTCTTCCCTTAGAACAAATACCGTTTTTTCGTTTCGCGTGGTTTGCCTTGTGTGCCTTGCTTCCTCTATTCCACCCACAGGGTTAACGCCAGCGATCTTAATGTGCGTTCGCGGATAGCCGAGGTGCTCGTCAAGAGCGTTGCGGATAACCTCAAGCACTTCGCTTTTTCCGCACCCGACTTTTCCGCTAACTGTTATTTCTATTACGTTCGTCTTCATACCCACCTCCTGTTGATTAGCGGCTAGCTGCTGGCCTGCTCTTCGATATTGATCATGCACCCCGCTAAGCGGCCTGATTTATCAGGCTCATCAGCGCCGATAAAAATTAACGTGTTGCCGCTTTCGTCAATAGTCATGATCGACTCAGCGTTTTGCTTGTTAGCAGCAGACTTAAGCGCCGAAATGGCAGCGTCTAAAACCCTGTTTGCCATACCGCTCTCCTGTGATCGTGATCAAACATCGGGATGAACTCGGCGGGCGATGTTCAATGGGCCCCGCCGCTCCACGACATGCGCGGCACCGCCGTCGCTTCACATTTAGCCGACCGTGCCGAGCCGACACGCGCCAAATTCATCCCGATGCCCGCTCAGTGAACGGGCTAATGGCACTATCGCAGTTCCCGCGTCTTAGCTATCCTGAAGTTTCCACACACCAGGAGCTAAAAACGATGACAACAATCACGGCGCGATGCCCTGACTGCCGCAATACTGAATTCAATATTCCCGACCATGATGATGAGCAGGTAACTTGCACCGCTTGCGGCTCTGAAATGGGCACCAAGCGAGCATGCCTTGATCACCTTGATTCAGCCGCCAAAGAGATTGGCGATAGCGCCCTAGGCGGCTTTGGAACCAGTGGCAAGGGCTTTAAGAAACAATAACCGGCTCACTTCGTACCTTGTTGGCTAGATCGTGCAGATCGTCGCTGCTGATCTGATCCGCCGTGCTGGCCAGCTCATCAATGCGCTTCGCTATCGATTCCTTGGTAGCGTTAACCGCTACCGACTCATCTACTGCTACCTGCATTCTTGATTGCGTTGTCATGCGCTATCTCCCAACCTCAGCCGACTCCCCATGAATCGACTCAGGAAGGCGCCCTGTCGCCAAGGCGCTAGCCGGTACTGACCCCGGCGTGGTCTTTATCCAACGTGGGCTCGCTACGCCCTGGTGCCAACCGCTGCCCCACGTCTGTTAGGGGCCGCCCCGCTTGGGTATCGCTGGAATCACCTAGCCTGTAGGTGGATGCATTGGCCCAAGCACCGGGGGATCGCAAATTGTGTAAAGAGCGAGCTGTTGTCCGGTCAGCTTCCGGTTAGGCGATGGTCTGAACCTCTTCCGCCTTTCGGGCGATACGAGTCTTGCCGCTGCGGCGCATCGCATCGTCTATGCCTGTGAGCATTGCTACTGATAGCAGCGCGCACATGGCGATTTTCCCTGCGTACCGAATCCATCCTTTGGCCTGGGCTTTTGCTACCGCCGCAGTGCCCTTGGTGACGCCTAGGCGGTGGTAGGCTCGCTCTAAAGAGCCGCGCACCGTGCGAGGGCTTAGGTTGATTGCCTTGGCAATCTCCTTTTGGGTCATGCCGCTAGCTAGATGGAGAAGGCTTAGCGCTTCGGATGGCGTAAGGCCGTTGCCCCGCTCCTCGCTTACCTCTGCTATCCAGCCGTTGTGCATGATTTCCATGAGTCGCCCTGCTTGCCTGTTGCGTTGTTCAATGTGAATAAAATTAGCAGTGCTTCTTATTAATTGCAACAGCAGTGCTGCTAATAATTTATAAAAACAAGCTAAGTGACTGAAAAGCAATCATCAGTGGTGTTAAAAAATATTGGAAATAGTATTTTTAGGTGGCGCTATCTGTTTTGAAGGCACAAAAAACCCGCCTCGCGGGCGGGTTAGGAGTGCAGGCAGAGCTAGATGCTTATTGCTCAATAGGCTCTTGTGGCGCAGGCAAACGCTCAAGTATAGATTGCTGAGTTTGTTGAATTGTCTGAACTGCTTCTCGGAACTCATTCATCTCTTGTTCCGACTGCAGCTGATTAAGACGCATTTCAGAGTATCCGCCTTGCTCGCCAATCCATCCAGCGGCGACAGTTACCACAAGGGCAAAAGCAGCTAGCACACCTGCCACAGTACCTAAAGCTACTTGCGTGGAGTGCTTACGATTAGCCTGTGACTCAGACGCCATCTCTAGGCGAGCGTCTTTGAATTCTTGATGTATCTGTTGCCGAGCCAAGGCAATATCTGTTTCATGCCTCTCGGTGGCACGCTGAAACCTGGCTTCAGCCTGTTCCTGAAACCGCTGCATAGCCTCCATGCGGGCATCGAGCTTACTCTCGATCCCTGAAAGTCGCATCTCAATGTAACGGTCTTGGGTGCTCATAGGTGTTGAATCCATATGATCCGCCAGCTGCTCAGAAGCATCATCACGTTCGTTAGAAATACTCTCGAACTGATGCATATCGTTAGAGCGTACAACCATGGCTGGGGAAGCGCCAGATTTATCTAATATGTATGCAAGCTGAGCCGTATACTCTGATACGCTAGGATCTTTGGGTGCGGACCACGAGCTAACCTTCATTGTCCAAGTCTCTCATCCAAGCAATCAAGGGCACAGCGGACATGTTTTGAGTAAACCCACAGCGGCGGCAGGTTATCACAAACCCAGGAACTTGTATTTGGTATCCTGACTCCAGATCAGATTGTATGGTCAGAGCCATGAATGCTGGCTCAGTTTCAGACGCGATAAAACCTTCACCATCCGCCCTCTTTACTTGAGACCTAAGGGGGCTAAGAGAGTTTCCTCCGCAGCTTTGACACTTGGCAGAAACCTCAGCAAAATCAAGAAAATTATGTAATTTTTCAATGGTTACTGTTTTCAGAATCGGATCAAACTGGCCGTGCACTTCATTAACAGTATCTTCAGGCACAACACCACTCCCCTTTTTTTATAACTATGCAAACTAAACTTGCTAGCTGAATGGCAAAGCTTAACCAATCTGCCGCCCCTACCCAGCCCTAGGCGTCCTCAGCCACATGGTCGCGATAACCACGCCAATAATCTGGCAGTTCCCATTGATGGGCACCCAAGGCTCCGGCCAACCAGGATTACGAGCCTTGAGCATTTTCTTGCCGCCAGGCTCCTCAACGTACTGCTTGAAAGTTGCCTCATTATCATCAGTAAGCATTGCGACGACGTCATCGCCATCGAAAGGCACCACCTCTGGATCGACGTAAATGATTAGTCCTGGCTCATACCTCGGGGCCATAGATTGCCCCTTTACGCGCAAGGCAAAGGTCGAATCCGAGCAAGCGGGAGGCCTTGGGACGATCTCCTCGCCCATAAAATCGACATTGCAGACTTCTGTCCATGCTCCGGCCTGAACCCAAGAGATCACTGGAACGTACCCCTCCAATTTTGGGGCAGGTGCAACATTAGATTCCGTCTTTATTGGCGTTACGTTTGAGTCGACGACCCTCTCGCCAGTCAAGCGCGGACTGACTTCGCTTGGCTCAAAATCCAAAGCCCTGGAGAGCTTTAATAAAGCATCCAGGTTTAGTGCTATACGCCCGTTCATGTACTGGCTCACAGCGCTCTGACCGCTCCATCCGCAAGCGGCTGCAACGTCATCTTGGTTTAGCTTTCCGCCACGGGCACGCGCCGCATCTTTGCGTGCGTTAAAAATCGCCTTTAAGCGCTTCGCCTCCTGATCTTGCTCAGGAGTAAGAGGTGTTCTGACAGGTTTTTTCATACCTCTTAATTTATAAGCATCGCTAATGCCAGCGCAAACAGCAGGAAGCGCGGGTTGTTGCTGATATAAATTAGCAGTGCTACTATCATAAGCAAGGAAAGAACCACAGGAAGCTACCATGCGTGAAATCCCTATTCGTGAGTACGTGAAAGACCGAACTCAAGACGTGGTGGCCCAGCAAATAGGGGTCACTCAGAGCGGTTTATCACAGATGCTCCGCAGCTCAAGAAAGATATTCGTTCGGCTTGATGAGAAAGGAACTCTTTTAGGCGCGTATGAGACCCGCTCAATTGGTCGCCACTCGGTCAATGAGAACAAGTGTACAGCTTGATAGAGATTTTTTAATCGGGCGGGAACGCCCTGTTCGGATTTACAGGTAGGTGGGCAAACGCCCAAAACGGAAAAGCCCGGCGCTGCTGGGGAGCATTTGCCGGGCTTTGAATCACAACTTGATGGAGAAAGTCTATGTCATCCGCAGAGATATATCAATTCCCTTCAACGCCTAAAGGCGAAGTCAGGGAAAAGCGAGGCCCGCAGGTGGAGGACGGATACACCAGGATCGCGAATGAGCTGCTAGAGCAGGTCATGGCAGCGCCTTTCACACTGAGAGAGCTTCGTGTGGTGATGGCCGTCATTCGCCTCACCTATGGCTGGAATCGTAAGCAGGCTCGCGTTACAGGCGGTCTGCTGGAAAAACTGACGGGTATTCATGCGACCACTTGCGCAAAAGTTCTTTCCAGCCTTATCGAGAAAAACGTCATCGTTCGCAAGGGTGGCAGCAGGTCACCTGTATCGTTAAACAAGCACGCTGATGAATGGAAGGTTGAGCAGTCAAAACGCGTCATTCCTGAGCCATTAACAAAACGCACTGACTCAGGTCAAAACGACCTATCTGACTCAGGTCAAAACGACCTGTCTTCTAAAGACACGAAAGACATAACTACTGCTGACGCAGTAGTTAATGCGCAAATTCTGCGTGACGCCTTCGAAGTTTTTTACAACGCTGGCCTACCGAAAAAAGACCGCAAACGTGCCGAGGAAAAATTCAAGCGCACTGCCAAACGGCTCAAGCGTGACCCAATGGAGTTTGCCGAATTCCTGGCCAGCGACATTGGTAAGCGCCTCGCTGCCGAACAGCAAGGTTTTGAATTACTCCACCCCACCACGTACCTGAACAACGAGCGCTGGCTTGATGATATCGAGGAGCGGCAGACGCCTGCGGCAAACAGCTCCAATGTCCCCGCCTGCCCCCATGCTGACCTTCTCGCTATCTGGGATGAAACCTGCGGCAAGGTGAAAGGCAAAGCACCCAACCTGCTGGACTGGCAAGGCACCAAGTCTGCTGACGCACTGGCTGAACGCTGGGCTGAGTTCTACGGCGTTGAGGTCAATGGCCGCGTTCGCTATGACTCGCTAGAAACTGGCTTGAAGTGGTGGCGTATGGCGTTAGAGACCATCGCCGCCAAACAAGACTTCCGCAGCGCTGATGCTGACATTTGGAGCCTGTTCTACAAGGGCCGCTTTGGTCGCGCTGCCAATGGCAACCTCTGCAGCCAAGGAGGTGCCACGCGATGAGCGAGCTAATCCACTACGAGTCGCTACTAATCGGTGCCTGCCTGCGCTCCCCTGAGTTAATAGGCCAAGTTTTTGTCCGCGCCGATGACTTAAATGGTGAGTTTCACGCAGAAATTTGGCAGACGATGAAGGCGCTGATCGCGAAGGGGCAAACTCCTGACTTGGTGTCTGTCTCTGACAGTTGCGCCGCCCCTATTGGAGTCATGGCCGAGGCTATGCGTGAGTGCTACAGCACAAGCCCGGAGCTGGTCATCGCGTGGTCTGAGATTATCAGTAGTAAGGCGCGCCGCCGTCGCTTGGCTACTGGCCTTGCAGCGTTAGCCGACTCTGACCATGACGCCGACATGCTGCTTCATTATGCCCGCGAGCTTCTGCTGGGTGTTGAAGACGATGCGCCCAAGGCAGAGCGCACAAATCGGGACATTATCGACGAGCGCATCATGGCGCTTGAAGACCGGATGCTGGGCAAAGCCTCTCACATCGGGCTGACATTCGGCGTTAAAGACCTCGACAACCTCAGCTACGGCATGCGCCCCGGTGAGCTGGTGGTGATGGCGGCACGGCCTGCTATGGGCAAGAGCGCCATGGCCCTTCAAGCTGCCCGCCTCAATGCCGTCGCGGGCAAGCGTGTTGCGTTCTTCTCGCTGGAAATGGACACAGGCGAGCTGTTCGACCGGATGCTTTGCCAGGGTGGCAAAGTGTTTGCCGACCGCTACGCAGCCCCGGCGCGGGATGATGACCGTCTCTATCAAAATATCAGCGAGACGGTTAAAGCGCTCAAGGCGGCTGACCTGCATTGCTTCGATAACATTTTCGATATTGAGGGAATCACCGCCAAGTGTCGCTCACTTCACCAGGGCAAGCCGCTTGACCTGATCGTTGTTGATTACCTCCAACTGGTGGGCTCCAAAGGCAATCGTAACGCCAACCGCGCTATCGAGGTGGGCGAGTATAGCCGCGCCTTAAAGATGCTTGCCATGCAGCTTGGTTGCCCCGTTCTGCTGCTTTCCCAGCTTAACCGTAACGTCGAGACCCGCCCTGACAAGCGCCCGCTCATGGCTGACCTGCGCGAATCGGGAAGTGTCGAGCAGGACGCGAACAAGATCGTGATGCTCTACCGCGATGAAGTTTACAACGAGCAAACGCCAGACGAAGGCATCGCTGAGCTGATCGTTCGTAAGCACCGTGGCGGCAACATCGGCACCGTTCGCGCTGCTGGGCATCTTCGCTGGTTCACCTTTAGCGACCTCGCTTTCACCTCACAACAAACGGGGGCGGCCAACTATGACCCTTTCAATTAAGCAGCGTGCCCAGCTCCGCGCCAAGCAGATCATCGTGAGAATTGAGTACGCAAATGGGTCGGTGAAGTGCAGCACGCCCGAAGGCGAGCGGTATTACACGGCAGGCGAGCTAAAGCAGCTGGCCAAGCCTGGGTTTATGGATCGGTTTACAGCATGGATTGGAGGTGCTTCATGCGGCTAACTAAATACGACAAACCAATGACGGCAGCGCCATCTCAGCCAGAGCCCTTGCCCGGAAGCAGAAGCCGCCCGTCGATACTCAACAACGCAGATTACGTTGCCGACCTGAAGGAGAAAACCAGGGGCAAGATAGTGGCTGCTAAATGGGGCTTAGCCCTCAACACGGTCTGGCAGCACCGCTCGATTCTACGCAAGCGGGGTGAGCTATGAAGCCGATTGAGCCGGGGTGTATGGCCTATGTCACATACTCAATTCGGAAGCCATGGCTGGCGTGGACAAAGTGTCGAGTCATAGCGCGCTGCCCGGAAGGCGCACCTACCGTGGAGGGGGAGCCGACCATTTCAGGTGAGTGGGACTGCGATCATCCGCAAGTACCGGACGTTGCCGTATTCCATGAAAAACAACTTTTGCGGATTGATGACTACGACGCCAGCGCTGATGAAGTAGAGCAAGAGCGGGAGGTGGAGCATGGTTGATCTCATGTATATAGGCGGCGCCGTGGCGCTTCTCGCTGGCGGCCTAGCAATATTCCAGGGCTTGGCAGCCTGGAGCGCGCATTGCTTCTGGGTATGGCAGTTCAAGAAAGGCATGGCTCGCGAAATTCGCAACAGCGTCAAACTGGGCTGGAACACTGGCATACCGGAAGACGGCCAATGGGTGCTGGTTCGCGAACATATGCCTCACAGCGGACCATGCAGAGACCAGCTTGGCGATTGCGATTCTGGACGCTGGGCAGTAATGCAGCGCCGTGGCGAAATGCTTTACAGCCAAACAAATGGCTTCGCTATGCCTGTGCGCAACCTTACAGGCTGGTTGGCCGTGGAGATGGAGCATGGGTAAGCCAAAACGCCAGCCCGTCTACCTCCGCGCCGTGAAGCTCATCGACCCGGCGAGCGGTGCCGAGGTATCCGCGTTCGTTCCCGCCGGTGCGGCGGATGCCAACACGGTCAAGGAGCGCGGCATCAAGATCGGCAACCTGCTGCGCGCTGACCTCACGCGCCCGCGCAATGTCCAGTTTCATCGGCTCGCCCACGCCCTGGGTGGGTTGATGGCCGAGAGCATCGATAAGTTCGCTGGCATGAATCATCACGAAGTTCTCAAGCGCCTCCAGTTTGAATCTGGCGTCGAGTGCGACGTCGTGCGTACCGAGCTTCCCGAGTTCGGCATGGTGCTGGAGAACAAGCAGCCGCGCTCACTGGCTTTTGATTGCATGGAGCAAGGCCAGTTCTACGAGTTCGTGCGCGGTATCTGCACGCACATCGCTAGCGAGTATTGGCCCCAGTGTACGCCCGAGGAGATCGAGAACATGGCGCAAGCAATGCCGGGGGTGGCTGCATGACCCCTAAAGCAACCCGCATTGAATCAAAGCACATTCGCAACGCTGCCCGTGGCGAACAGTGCACGCTCAATATCATCGGCGTCTGCAACGGCAATCCAGAAACAACCGTACTGGCACACCTGCCGGATGAATCGCACGGCATGGGGCGCAAGAGCAACGATATTTCGGCTGCGTTCTGCTGTTCAGCCTGTCACGACTGCATCGATGGTCGCGCTAAGTGGCCACACGGAGACGCTGGCCCGCGCGAATGGTACATGCGTCGAGGTCAAAATCGCACGCTTCTGCGGCTGATCGAGCTGGGCGTGGTGACCATTAAAGGAGTGAAGCTATGACCGCTCTATGGACCATTCCCGCCCTACTGTCGATCGGCGCTGTGGTGCTAATCGCGTTCACGGCATTTATTTTCAAAGGCCTGGATGACCAGGGTGAGCCGATGGAGGGTGAGGAGTGAGCGACTTAGCCCTAGGCCGCATGAAGGCCGGAAAGATGAACCAGACAGAGGCGGCTTATGCCGCCCTGTTGGAAGCCTGTAAACAGGCTGGCGAGATCGCTTGGTACTCGTTCGAGGGTATGACGTTCAAGCTAGCCGACAATACTCGCTACACGCCTGACTTCGCTGTTATGCGTGCTGATGGGCTGATTGAGCTGCACGAAGTGAAAGGGTTTTGGCGGGATGACGCCAGGGTAAAGATCAAAGTGGCCGCTGAGCTTTTCCCGTTCCGTTTCATTGCTGTGAAGAAGCAAAGCAAAAAGGCTGGCGGTGGCTGGAGTCAGGAGGTGTTCGAGTGAAGTGGAAGCTCAAAGAAAAGGCGAATGACCGCGCTATCGTCAGTGATTGCGGCAACTACCAGATTAGCCGCTTCACGTTGGGTGGCGCGGATCTGTTCACGGTGTACTGCAGCGGAAAAGAGATTGGTGACGCACAGAACGGCAATGAAGCGCGGCGCATTGCTGAAAAGCATAAGGGGGCAGTATGAGCTATTTGGACAGTAATCCTCGCGTCTCATGGGCAAACGCCTTCGAATCGGGTATACGCACCCAGGCGGCAGCCGATCTCGAAGAGGCAGGCGCAAAGGTGCAGACCAGCGGCGCTAAGAGCGGCGGCTGCTATGGCGACCACTACACGCCGATTTATTCCGCTGTGAAGCGCATGGAGCGTGAGGCTCCCCTGCTGGCTGCTGTGGGGCACTGGCTGAGCTTGGCCGATACCGGCGCTGCTAATCAGCACCTGGACGATGTGGCTGACGCCATCCTCGAGCGCTTCATCTCGCTGACGCCTGAGTGGGAGAGCTACCGCAGCGCTCGAAAAGAGCGTGTAGAGGCGCTAATTCAGGCCCGCATGATGCAGGATCGAAACGATATGGATGGCAGCCGCCCGCTGTGGCAGCCCAAGGAAATCTGCTTCTACTGCCGGGAGTTCATGGGCGTGAAGATCGTGGCGGATAACTGGCAGCGTGACGGCTGGGATAAAGTATGGTCTCGCATTGGCGATATCATCCACTCTCTTGAAAGTGACGCGATGGAGCCTATTTCAAAGAAGATACGGGAAACTAATAAGAAATATCGTGAATTTTGCCGACAAGCTGCTTGAAAAGTTTTGAAGGTCAATATAAGCTGTAATTACTAAGCTGGACAAGTTACGCTTCACCAGCCCTTGATTCTAAGGCTCGCCCCAATCGGCGGGCCTTTTTGCGTTATGCCCGCTACCTCTTGCTGAGTTGTATAGCGGCTATCGAAACACGGCCCCCATCATTGCCTCGGCAGTGCTTGGGGGTTTTTTATTGATGCGACTCTTTGGCTATCTGCTCAAGCATGACCTGCATGCCGTAGCTCATGGTTTTATCGCCGCGCAGCACTGCGTTGATGTACTGTCGAGTCATGCCCATTTTACGCGCAAGCTCCGGCTTGGTTTTGCATACAGCAAGGGCGTTTTGTATTAGCTCTCCGGCCCTGTCGGGCGCATGTTGATCTGCGTCAATCATGCTTTCACCAATTCAGATTCGCGGCCCATCATGCTGACCATGTAGGACGTACCTTGCTCGTCTTCTACTTCGACAGCGCGGAAGCCCAGGATTTGAGCAGCGCGAGCGGTAAAAACTTGAACGTCCCAGCTAGCATCGGCCATATCTTCCGGCTCAATATCTAAATCCATATCGAAAATGCTTTTGCTTTCGTCGATCAGCGCTTCGGCGTCGTCTTCGTCTATGTTTAGCTTTTCGGCCAGCTCGGCAACCAAATCAGTGAGCTTTTCCGCGTCGTTGTGGTAGAACAGCTGGCTGGCTTCAATGATGGCATCTTCGTCAATCTCGATGCTGTAGGTAACGTGCTCGCCAGCAGTCATGACATACGCTTCGTCTGCGAAGAACAGAAATTCACCGAAACGGCCGAAGCTGTTGACTTCAGTGATTTCGCTTGGGCTGGTGTGAAGTAGTTTCATGTCTGTTCTCCCTGGTTGATGAATACAGTATATGGAAACTTAGTTTCCATCGCAAGCGGTATTTTCTGATTTTCTCCTTGCTTCTCCCGAAGCGTTGCCGCGCCCTTCCCTTCGCGGCTTTTTTTATTCTGAGGTTCTCCCATGTCATTCGTGTTCCTGCGCGAGGTGCCGCAAAAAAGTGCGCGCACGTATACCCCGCAGCCGTTCATGCTGCCATGGGGTGCCAGAGTTGATGATGCGTTTATCGACAAGCTATTCGAAATCTGCGAGCGCATGGGCTGGGGGCCGGATCTAGCTGACGAGCTAATGGGCTGTATCGCCTTTGAGTCTGCCAGGACGTTCTCTCCCGACGTTCGCAATCAAGCGGGAAGCAGTGGCACCGGCTTAATTCAGTTTATGGCAGCCACGGCCCGCGACCTTGGCACGACAACCGACGCGCTCGCTCAAATGAGCGCTGTTGAACAGCTAGAATACGTTTACGCCTACTTCACCAAGTACGGCTGGCATCGCCGCGTGAAGACGCTGGAAGATATGTACATGGCCATCCTGATGCCCAAGTACATCAGCGCCCCGCTCGGCACGGTGCTATTCAACGACGGCACACGGGCCTATACGCAGAATCGCGGCTTAGACGCTGATCAAGATGGGCGCATCACGAAAGCCGAGGCAGCCGCTAAGGTTCGAGCCGTCTACCTGGAGGGATTCGCCCCCGGCAACGCCCGAGAGGTTTTCTATGTCACCTGACACAATCTTTGCACTGATTCAGCTCCCGCTCGCAGGCTTAACCGCCATTCTCTACGGGCGCCAATACCGGCTGCATGGCCCCGTGCCATGTGTTCGGCATCGCCGCCGGGAGTGGCTGCGCTCCCAGGTGTGGCTGGCTATCGCCGCAGTCAGCTGCGGCATGGTGGCTTGGCGGCTGGGCACTATTTCGGATGTGGTGACGCCTGATTACCGAGCGGCAGGCGGAATGGCCGTTCAGACGTTGTATCAGCTTGTTGTACTCATTGCCTACGTAGCGCTGAGGGATCACCCCGGACACCAAAAATAAGGGGCGCCCAATGGCCGAACTATTGGCTCAGTTATGGGCGCTGGGGACTGCCCCGTTTCACGATCCGCGCGTTGCCGCCGCCGTGCCCGCGTTCGTCGTGTCATGGCTGATTGGCAACCGCAACACGGCGCTGGTCTGTTCTATCATCGCGTTCTGCACGATCAACCTCATCATCTGGCTATCCGGTATCCCGGCGAGCGGCGCTTATCAGCTCCCGGTCGAGGCTGCGGCAGGCGTTGGGGCTGGAATGGCGCTGATGGGCGTTCACGGCATGCAGGACCGAGTTCAGCAAGTCAATTTCAAATCGATAGCGTCAAGTATCGCCGACGCAATACGGGGCAAGCGATGAAACGACTTTTCCGTAGCTACCCCGTACCGCTTTGGGTCGTGGCGCTGATGCTAATGGCCACGACGATCATGGCGACCGGTTGGGCTGCTGCTCATCAGCGGCGTCTCGAGCACCGAGACTTCTACCTTGAGCGCATCGCTCAGCAGCAGCAAACCATCGAGGAAGCGCAGCGCGTAAGCGTCGGGCTGATGGCAGCGAACGCGATCATCATCGGCAGCTGGCAATACGAGAAGCGACGCTCCGACGAGAACGAGCATGACATGCATGTCGCCAACGGTCGGCTCGGGCCTCTACAGCGACAGGTCAACTCGCTGCGCGGAGACGTTGAGCGATTACGCAACAACTGGACCAGCGAGCTAGGAGTCAGCCCATGAAAGTGATACCCGAATGGCGGGCCAGTCACCGCATGTGGTCGGTGCGCCTAGGCATCGCGGCCGCCCTACTCTATGGCCTGCAGCCCGTGCTACCGCATTGGGAGGGCGTCATCCCCGAGTGGGCCTATGCCGTGTTGGCGTCTGCCGTGGCGGTCGCTGGTGTCGTGGCCCGCCTGATCCCCCAGCAGCCTGTCGAGCAAGAGCGACAGCGGAGAAAGCCCAATGTTTAGCACGATCTGGAGCAAGGTCGCCGGTGCCCTGGTCGCTATCATTGGCCTGCTCGGTGCCGCCCTGCTGTACACCAGCGGCCAGCGTGATCGAGCAAAAGAGGCAGTCAGTCGCGCTAAAGCCGAGGCTAAGAGCAAGAGTGCGGTTATCGAAGCCGAGCGGGCTATTGATACTGCCAGAGCTAATGCCCGACAAGAATCCATCGAGGTGCAGCGCAATGCGGATGATCGGCCCAGCGGCACTCGCCCTAGCGGCAATTTTAGGCGTTAGCGGCTGTGCACGAACGGAATACATCGAGACCCGCCCTCAATGCACGCCACCGCCCTCTCCTGCGCTGCCTGAGCTAAGCAAGGGTGAGCTGTGGGATAAGTTGCAAGATGATCATTATCGGGATGTTGAGCTTTATATTAATACTTTATGGGCATATTCGGATGAACAAGGCGCGATGCTAGAGGAGCTGTGTGATGGGCCTGATTAAAGACCTGATATTTGGCGTGATCGTCCCGGTCTATGTGACTGAGTGGGTGTGCTGCTACGAACGAGAAAGCGGCGAGCTATTCACTGCAATGTCTATGGAGGCTTGGGATGAAGACCAAGACCCGACGCCCGCCGCCGTCATCAAGATAAAAGCACTCTCATGGCTTGGAATCGGGTGGATGGGCAAGCCGGATAGCGATCATCTGGATTACGACGAATGGAAGGCAATGCAGTCATGACTAAGCGCCTCCAGGCCTGGCTGCGCCTCCGCTACATCATCGCCGTATGGCTGCTGTCGTGCTACTGGCACCGTAAGCGCAAACATTAATCAGGAGTGTGTATGACTCAAGACGCTCTATACACGCCTGAGATGGCAGGTAGCGGCCAATACGGCATATGCGCCAAGTGCGGGTTGCCGCCAACGCCAGAAGGCCATGATGGGTGCCTGGGCACGCTAGACGAGAGCATCGTCATGAATGCCTGCTGTGGCCACGGCAATGACCGCCAAGCCTACGTGCAGTTCTGGGATAGGTCGGATGTTAGAGGCGATGAAGCAATAAGCTTGATGGCTTCAATGCTTAGCAAAGATTGATTAACTCACGCCGAAAGGTAAAGGAGGTTGATCCTATCTCCATGCAGGGCTCTGGAACCCTTGCACACGTCGAGAGACGTAGATGCGCATCAAAGAGCGTTCCGTTATGGGCGCTCTCTAATGTGTATTGACTGAGGAATGACTATGGCAAAGAAGCCCGATTGGGAGGCCATTGAATCGGCTTACCGGGCTGGTTCTTTGTCTGTACGTAATATTGCTGATAAGCACGAATTAACCGAGGGCGCTATCCGTAAGCGCGCCAAAAAAGAAGGCTGGCAGAGAGACCTTACCGAGCAAGTTCAAAGTGCAGCCAGAGATAAGCTGGTACGCACTCAGGTACGCAATGTTGGTACGCACCCGCGTACCGATGAAGAGATCATTGAAGAAGCCTCTAATGAGGCGGCATCCATAGTTCTAGCCCACCGCCAAGACTTGGCGCAATGGCGCGGGATATCGAACAAGCTTCTTCGCGCCCTGGATGATATGGACGTAGACGAATCCAATCACAACGACTTTGCCCGCTCGCTGAACGCAGGCGTGGATGCCCAACTGAAAGTCATTAAGGGCGAGCGGCAGGCCTACAACCTTGATGACGTTCAGGGTGACAAAGACACAGGCGCCCTATCCGACTTGATGGACGCGCTATCCCAAGAGGCATAAGCCATGGCATTGACCGCTGAGCACCTAAAGAAGCTCGGGGACAAGCTGTTTCGGCTAAACAACCTCTACTTCATCACCGATAAGCGCGGCAAGAAGGTCCGCTTCCGTATGACGCCTGAGCAGTTGGCGTATTACGAAGGTATGCATACGCGGAATTTGATACTGAAAGCTCGCCAGCTAGGCTTTACCACTGAGCAATGCATCATCCAGCTTGATGCAGCGCTGTTTGAGTCGGCCAAGTGCGCATTGATCGCCCACACGCTGAACGATGCCAAGCGGCTATTCCGCGAGAAGATCCAGTACGCCTATAAGCACCTACCTATTGAGATACGCCAAGCCAACCCAGCAAGCAATGACGCTGCAGGCGAGCTGGTGTTCTCGAAAGGAGGCTCGCTGTATATCAGCACTTCGTTTCGCGGTGGTACCCTGCGCTACTTGCATGTGTCCGAGTTCGGGAAGATATGCGCCAAGTTCCCCGACAAGGCGCGGGAGATCGTTACCGGTGCTTTCGAGGCCGTCTCTGACGAATGCTTTGTCACGATTGAGTCAACCGCAGAGGGCCGCGCTGGATCGTTCTTTGAGTACAGCCAGCAGGCAGAGAAACAAGCGCTATCCCAAACGCCACTCACTGCCCTGGACTGGAAGTTTTTCTTCTTCTCATGGTGGATGAATCCGGCCTACTCGCTGGAGACTGACCGCAAGCTACCGCAGCGCCTTGTTGATTACTTCACCGAGCTTGAGATTAAGCACGGCATCAAGGTAACGGCTGGCCAAAAGGCTTGGTACCACGCCAAAGAGCGCACGCTAGGCGACGACATGAAGCGCGAGTATCCGTCGATACCCGCTGAGGCGTTCCAGCAGTCGGTTGAGGGCGCTTACTACGCCAAGCAGTTTGCCAAGCTCTACTCACAGCAGCGCATTGGCGAGATTCCCGACAATTCACACCTACCGGTATCCACTTACTGGGATATTGGCGTGGGCGATTCGACCTCTATTTGGTTCGTTCGCAAGGTCGGCACTGAATACCACATTGTCGACTACTACGAGAACAGCGGCGAAGGCTTGCGGCACTACATGAAGGTGCTGAAAGATCGCGGCTACACGTATGACGAGCATTGGGCGCCTCACGACATTGAGAACCGCGAGTTTGGCGGTGATGGAAAGTCACGCCGCGATATGGCCAAAGAAGGCTATGAGATCGACGGCCACCGCTACAGCATCAAGTTCAACGTAGTGCCCAAAGCAGGCATCGATGAAGGCATTGAAGCGGTGCGCGAGATCCTGCCCAAGTGCGCCTTTGACCTGGCTAAGGCTGAACAAGGCATCCTCTGCCTGGAAAACTACCGCAAGGAATGGGACGACAAGCGCGGCTGCTGGAAGGATAAGCCGCTGCACGACTGGTCAAGCCATGCGAGTGATAGTTTTAGATATTTCGCAGTCGCTAATAACCGTAAGCCTAAGCCACGCGCTGGAATGAAGCGCATTGGTGGCCTTGGGTGATTACTCACTGATTGAAGAGGTCTGATAATGGCGGTCACTTCGCAGAATTCGCAATATACCGCCATGCTCGAAGAATGGCAGGAAATGGAAGACGCCCTTATCGGGCCGCGCGCCATTTCCGGCGGTGGCGTTACCTATCTGCCCAAGACAAGCGGCATGATCGAGGCTGAATCCCTGGCAGCGACGGATAACAGCCCGTTATCGCCTGAACAGGCCAAGCAGCTCTACCTCGCTTACAAGCGCCGCGCCGAATATCCGCTGTGGGTGAAAGACTCGCTTCGCACGATGGTCGGCTTGGTGTCGAGGCAAGAGCCGGAGATCGTCCTGCCTGAGCGTATGAAGGCGTTGGAGCATGAGGCCACCTGCGATGGGTTCGGGCTAAAGCAGCTCTACCTTCGCATCGTCTCTGATTTGCTGACCAAGGGCCGCAAACCGCTATTGGCCGAGTTCGACGACGCAGGCAATCCCTACATCGCCACTTACACCGCCGAAACAGCCCCTAATTGGCTCACATCGAACGTTGGCGGTCGCCAAGACCTAACGCTAGTGGTGTTCAGCGAGAAGCGGCTCAAGGAAGGCAGCGGCGCTGATGAGTTCAATCCAGAATATGAGACGGTCTACCGCGTACTGGATTTGATCGACAATCAGTACCGCGTGCGTCTGCTGAATGATGCCGGTAGCGAGATCGAAGAAGCGGAATACCCCGGCCTAGTCGGCGGCAGCCAATCAACGCCGCTGAACTTCATCCCGGTCGTGTTCGCTGGCAGTACCGACAACAACCCCGACGTTGACGAGATCCCGCTGCAAACGATGGCCAAGGCGGCGTTGAAGTATTACCAGCTATCAGCTGATTACCACACGTCACTCCACTACACCGCTCACCCCCAGCCATGGATTGCCATGAATGGTGATGGCGATATGCGCGTGACTGGCCCTATGGCTGCCTGGATGCTGCCGGAAGGTGGTACTTGCGGTTACTTGGAGTTCCAGGGCGCGGGCATTGAAGCGCTACGCAAGGCCATGCAGGATCAGCAGAATTCTGCGGCTGAGGCAGGTGCCAAAGTGATCGACATTGGCGGCCAGGAGTCAGGTGAAGCGCGCAAGGCAAGGCAGGCAGATCAGCACTCGGCACTCTATAGCGTTTGCGTTACCGCGGCGGAAGCCGTAGATCAGATGTTGAAGTACATCGCGTATTGGATGGGCATTAAGCCTGATGAAGTAGCGTTCAAAGTTGAGCCTGAGTTCTCAGTGCAGGAAGTGGACGCGGCTATGCTCCAGGTGGTCTCGAATATCGTTCTGTCTGGCGAGGCTCCAAGAGCGGTTCTGTATGATGCGCTGAGGAAGATCGGCCTTACTGAGCTAACTGACATTGAGCTTGATTCGCTGCGTGAAGGCGGCGATGGCCTGCCGAATTTTGAGGATGCCTAATGCCAAACGACCGCGAATCACGGCGCATTGCCCAAGAGCAGGTCGTAACCGCTTTGGCTCGACATACCTCCTACCTGCACCGCGCCTCGACTGCCCAGGTTAACGCCATTACCAAGGCTATCGAGTCGCTTAGCACTGATATGACGCGAGAAGTGGCCGACAGGCTGGATAATCTCACGCCTGCTGAGCTTTCGGCGTTTAGTCGAGGGCGTTACACCACTGACCGCTTGAAGGGCTTACGCAACGTTATAGATGGCTGGGCCGTGAAGATGGGCAGCACGCTCAACGAAATGGCGCTAGGTGGCTTCAAGGAGCTAGCGGGGCATGAGGCAGAGTTTGCGCGCACGCTGCTTAGCGAGAGCATTGAAGGCACCCTACCCGCCGCCCCTACCGCTGCGGCTGCTTATGCGTCTGCCGTTGCTAAGCCGGTGCTTGGTGAGATGGTCGAGGACATGCTGGCCGACATACCCGAGCGCGCTAAACGGCAGGTATATAGCCGCATCCGCCAGGGTATCAGCCAAGGCGAAACGAACTACCAAATCATCCGGGCGTTACGTGGCACCAAGGCGCTGAATTATAAGGACGGCGTACTGCAAACAAGCCGTAACGATGTTGAGCGCGTGGTGCGCACAGCCAGGAGTCATGTCAGCACTACTGCTTATGAGGATACCTATAGCGCGCTCGGAGTTGAGGAGGTCGTTTGGGTCGCTTCACTTGAGTTGAGGACATGCAAGCGCTGTGCACCGCTCGACGGGCGCCGCTTTAGGCTTAGCGAGCCTCACCCGCGACCCGCATTGCACCCAAACTGCAGATGCACTTTAGCGCCTTCTTTCAATGGCGAAATAATGGGCAAGCGGCCTTATGTGCGAGCCATGAAGGTCAAGGGGCGTGATGGTGAGAGCAAATACCGCTCCATAGGAAACATGACCGCCAAGCAGCGTGAAGCGGCTGGGTTGGAGGTCGGGCAGGTATCCGCAAACACCACGTTTAGTGACTGGTTCGCCAACCAAGGCGCGGCCTATCAGCGTGAATGGTTAGGCGACAAGCGGTACCAGCTCTACAAGAAAAAAGATTACTCCCTTGAACGCTTCGTTGATCCAATTAAAGGCGAGCTAACGCTTGATCAGCTTCGCCAGCGTGACCGTGAGACATTCGCTGAGCTATTCGGCTAAACTGGCCTAATGACTCCATGCGATGTGCACTTCCTCACATGGTGGCAATGCTTTCAGCGGCAACAAGCGGGCATTGCTACCTTTCACGACCTGATCATCATGCGGATGAATTGGGAGTTGAGTCTGGCTATACAGCTTAGGCTCGGCTCGCTAAACGACTAATCACCAAGCAATACCTCTTACCAAAGCCCTGGCATCCGCCGGGGCTTTTTCGTAGCCGCAGCAGGAGAAGCAGCATGTTTACTATCAAGATCGAAGCAAAAGACGAAGGTTATCGTGTCATTCCGGCAATGGGCGAAATTTCGATTCATCGAGAAGGTGAGCCGGAGTTCACTGCGCATTGTGTGACCCTAGAAAACGAACATCGGCAGATGGTTAGCGATGGGGTTGTTATGGGCTCGGGCCAAGTCAAAGACCCTGGTTATGAAAGCCCTCGCGCCGCGATTGTTTACGAGTCGGCGGATGATGCGACTGTTACCAGCTACATCTATGCCGAAGACCGCGCCTGGATCATGAACGCCAACGGCAAGACCGTGGCGACGGTATAAACCCAATTCTTACTAATAGGCTGCCTTAGGGCGGCCTTTTTTATGCCCGGTTGCGCCGGGTGAATCAATAGGGGCTGCGCCCCGGAGGATGTATGAATCTCGAAGAACTGCTCGCCCAATCCATTGAGGATGAAGAGAAACGCCAGGAAGTGCTAGACGCGATCAAGCGAGACCGCGCAGGCCTGGAAGCCAACAAGCAAAAGGTGCTGGACGACCTCAAGAAGCAGCAAGAGCGCGCTACAAAGATGGAAGGCACGCTGCAAAGCCTACAGTCGGCTTTTGGTGATCGCACGCCCGACGATGTGAAGGCCATGATGGACCGCCTCGAAAATGACGAGATGGCCCGCTTGGCTGCCGAGGGTAAGACCGACGAGCTGCTCAAGAAGCACAAGGAAAAGTGGGATGCCGAGCGCAAGTCCAGCGAATCCGCGCTTCAGCAGCAGATCGATGAGCTGAGCAAGACCAAGGGGCAACTGGAAGAGCAGTTGACCCAGGAGTTGGTCGACAACCGCGCCATGGCTGCCGCGTCAAAGGCCGGCGTCATCCCCGAGGCGATGGATGTCGTCAAGATGCTGGCCAAGTCTCAATGGCAGCTCGAAGACGGCGAGCCGGTACTGCGCGACAAAGACGGCAATATCGTCACCGGCAAACAAGGCGCACTTACGTTTGAGGAGTGGGCTGCCGAGCAGCTCCGCGAATCCCATCCATACATTTTCCCGCAGCCCAAGGGCTCCAACGCCCCCGGTAACAACGGCAGCGGCGGAACCAAGAGCAATCCCTGGGCGAAGGACTCTTTCAACCTGACCGAGCAAGGCCGTATCGCCCGTGAAGATCCCGCCAAGGCCGACCGACTCAGGGCCGAAGCTGGAGTATGACCCTATCCGGGTCGGTGGCTGCGCTGCCGACCGTATCACCGCGGCTGCGCCGACCCCGATGAAAAACCACTGACCTGTGAGGAATAGACACAATGTCTACCAAAATCTCCGACGTGATCGTACCGTCAGTTTTCAATCCGTACTTCATGCAGCGAACCATGGAGATGGCCCGCTTCTACCTGGGTGGTATCGTTTCCAACGACGCTGAGCTGAACCGCCTTGCCCAGTCTGGCGGCAAGACGCTCAATATGCCGTTCTGGAACGACCTGACCGGTGCCGACGAGATCCTGTCCGACAGCTCCGCACTGACTCCGGGCAAGATCAACGCCGGCCAAGACGTGGCTGTGCTGCACATGCGCGGCCGCGCCTGGAGCGTCAACGACCTGGCGACCGCCCTGTCCGGTGACGACCCCATGGCTGCCATCGCCGACCTCGTGGCCAACTACTGGGCGCGCCGCTACCAGGCCGTGGCCCTAGCGTCCCTGAAAGGTGTCATGGCCGACAACTCCGCCAGCGACTCTGGCGACATGATCGTCGACGTTGCCGGCGCCACCGTGGCCGACGTCACCGCCGACACCAAGTTCCATGGCGACGTGTTCATCGATGGCCAGGCTACCTTCGGTGATGCGCTGGGCGGCCTGTCCGGTATCGCGTTCCACCCGAACGTTTACCACAACCTGAAAAAGGTCGATCAGATCAGTTTCGAGCGCGAGTCTCAGGGAGATTTGGAGATCGAGACTTATCGCGGCCTGCGCGTCATCGTTGACCGCAACCTGCCGTACACCCCGGCGGCTGGCTCTGCCGCGGCTGACGCTGCCGCTCAGTACACCTCATACCTGTTCGGTAGCGGCGCTATCGGCATGGGCCAGGGTGGCGCGCCCGTCCCGTCCGAAACCGACCGCGATTCGCTGGCCGGCGAGGACATCCTTATCACCCGCTCACACTTCCTCATGCACCCGCGTGGCGTGAAGTTCACCAGCTCCAGCGTGGCCGGCGCTTCGCCGACCAATACCGAGCTGGAAGCTGCCGCCAACTGGGACCGGGTATACGAAAGGGAAGCGGTCCGCATCGCAAGCATCGTCACCAACGGCTGATCCAGACAAGGGCGCCCTTCGGGGCGCCCTGCTACCAAGGAGAATGATATGAGCGTGACGGGATTCAACCGCCGCCGCCGAGAGGCTGCGAGAAAGGCGCATCCGGGCCCGCAAGCCAAACTCAAGACCGAGCCACAATCCGAGCCCGAAAAGCCCGTAGAGCCGCCTGCTGAGGACGCAGAGAGCGACAAGTCTAAGCGTGGCCGCCCGCGCAAGACTCAGGAGTAACCCATGGCCTATGTCACCCAGTCTGACGTAGATACGATTCTCGGCGCTGGCTGGGAAGGCTCCGGCGATCCGGTGCTGGCGGTACAGCAAGCCAACGACTGGCTGCTCGCTCGCTCGATTCCGCTGCCCGACAACACCACACAGCCCGACCGCATCAAGCGTGCAGGCGCGTATCTGGCCAAGATGGCGGCGGCTGGGGCGCTGTATGCGGACACGCAGGGTGCTGTAAAGTCGGAGACGGTTAAAGCTGACACGGTGTCTGTATCTACCGAATATCAGGATGGGGCGAGAGAGCTGGCGGGGGACATGGCCTACGTCAACGATTTGCTGAGGCCATGGCTGAGCCCCTGGGGCGGAGTGAGCATTCTTAGAAGGCTCTGACCGTTGTTTTTGCTAAAGTATACACGTGCGGCTAGACCGGCCAGTCGAAAAGGGGCACGTCACCCCCTGCCGCACCCCATCATGACGATAACGGTGACGACGTTATGAAGACATGCACGAAGTGCGGTGAATCCAAGCCGCTCGAGTCGTTCTACAAAAGATCCCGCAGCAAGGATGGACTGTGCACACAGTGCAGCGTCTGCATGCGCCTTGCAAAACAGAAATGGGATCAAGAAAATAAAGACAGGGCGCTGGCTTACGGCAAGGCGTACAGGGAAGAGAATAAAGAGCAGGTTCTTGAAGCTAGCAGAAAGTGGTACCGGAATAACAAGGAGCGTGCTAGCGAGTACACCAAGAAACGTAGAGCGGAAAACCCTGAGAAGTTTCGGGAGTGGCGGCGCTCTTGGTATGAGAGAAAATCCGAGCACGCTAAGGAGTACGCACAAGAGTGGCGGCGAAACAACCCAGGCCAGTGCTACAAGAAAAAGCAAGAGTGGATTGAAAGGAACAAGGATCGCTACCTCGCTTGGAGAAGGAATTGGTGGCATCAGAATAGCGATCGGCTCAATGCGGAGCGAAACAGAGCCCGCAGCAGCGATAACGGCAGGTATGCAGAATACCAGAGGGATTGGTACAGCAGAGCGAAGCATCGCGAGGAAGTGAAGATCAAGAAGGCCTGGCGAGGCGTTCTCTGGCATTTCTTGCAGCTAGCGAAGCAGGGCAAGGATGGGGCTACGCACGAGCTTCTTGGTTACACTCCTGATGACTTGCGCGCCCACATTGAGCGACAGTTCACTAAAGGCATGAGCTGGGAAAATCACGGCGAGTGGCATATCGACCATATTATTCCCCTGGCTGAGCATGTAAAAAACGGCGTCACCGACCCTGCGGTGGCAAATTGCCTGACCAACCTTCGGCCCATATGGGCAAAAGACAACCTCAGGAAAAAAGCCAAAAAAACGCATCTGATTTAAATGCCACGTATAGCCCGCTCATAAGCGGGCTTTTTCATACAGAAGAGGTGAAGGCGTCATGGGCTTGCGCGACAAGATACAGGCGAAGGCGGGCCAGGCATTCGACAAGGCTCTTGCCGACGCCGTGACTCCGTTCATCTGCACTCGGGAGGTGGTCACCGGTGGCTATGACCCGGAGACCGGCACCACGCCCCAAACCACCATCGGCTACCAGGGTCGCGGCGTTTTCGGCGGATTCCGGCAATTCGAGATCGATGGCAGCCGCATACTGGCCACCGATACCAAAATCACGGCCCTGCAGAACGAAATCTGGCGGGTCGAGAACGGCGAGGTCACGAATACGCCGGACGCGCCGCAGATCGATGACGTCATCAACGGCCTGACTGTCGTTGACGTTCGCAAAGACCCGGTAGATGCCGCCTGGATCATTCAGGCTCGGAGGACGTAATGGCTAGAGGTGGCTGGTCCATGCCGCTTGGCGGTTTTATTCAGGAGGTGGAAGGCCAGCTCAGCAAGCAAGGCGCTGAAATGGTGCTCTACGCCCTGCAACAACTGATCATTCATTCCCCCGTCGATGAAGGTGCCTACCGTGGCTCGCATTTTCTAACGATTGATGACGTCGACCATGAAAAGGTGCCTCATTACGGGCCCGATGAATCAATGCGCGAAGCCGAGCGAATCCTGGCGGCCAATCCGTCACCGTTCAAGCTGGTCACCATTCAGACGAACATTCCGTATGGCGAGCGCATCGAGGATGGCTGGTCTGGGCAAGCGCCGTATGGCGTTTACTCCATCGCCTACAACAACACGCGGGAGCGCTACGGAAGATGAGCCCCACGTTTGAAAGCATCCGGTTAGCCATTGAGACCCGCCTCTCCACCTGGGATGGCGTGCCTGTTGAATATGACGGCGCGCCGCAGTCTCAGGATTTGATAGCGGCGATTGGCGCTAAACAGAGCTGGGTTCGCTGCACAATACTCCACGGCGAAAGCAGAACAGTCGCCGTTGGTCAGGCTCCATGCGTCCGCAGAACTGGCGTTCTGACCTTCCAGGTGTTCACTCCGGTAAACAATGGCTCGCGCCCTGCGGCTTTGATCGCCGACTCACTTGCTCAGCACTTTGAATTCTATCAATCAGGCCAGTTTGAAACTCAATCGGCATCCGTTCAGAGGGCGCCCCCGGGCGATGATTACGATTGGTACCAATACACCGTGATGATCCCTTTTCGAGCTGGCTGATTAACCCCGGAGGATTTATGCCAACCACTTCACGAATCGAATTACACGTTGATGCTGACGTTGATTTATCGCAGCGCCGCACCATTGCTGATGCGCTGGATATTCTAGGCGTTGCGCTGGCCAGCCATCACCACCAATGGACGCCGCAGGAGCGCGAGGCCTACGACGCAGCGGTTAAAGCCGTTGCGGACGTTCGGCTCAGCGAAGGCACGATGCGCATTGATGATCACGGTGACCATTACCGCATCACGCCATTTCATCGCGGTGACCGTGAGATCCTTGAGTATTACGCCAACTCTTGCGAGCACGTAGCGCTCAAGGGCACAGGCGGGGGTTCAGCCAGGCCGCAGCGCCCTCTTCAATCCACCCCTGCCAGCAATCACCCGGTCTCAGCCTGAAGATAGCCCGCCAGTCATTGTCGTCAAAAAGATGGTCTAGCTTGGCGTTCGCCTGATCTGGTGAGTCGTTCGTCTCCACCACATATGAAGAATCACAAATCTTGCAGTGGCTTGGATAGATAGCCTTGATCTCACTAACGATGGGCGGGCGCTTTGTTTCGGCTCTCAGGTCGTAAGTGATCAGCAATAGCGGCATTTGGTAGCTCCCCAGCTATGAATGTCGAACTGACATTAGCACCTAGCAACCACCAAGCAATCCTGACATCTATCCACGCTGTTCATAAGCTCAGCAACCCCGCAGCACAAGCGCCCCGCCATTGAGCGGGGCTTTTTTCTGCCATCAAAACCCCTCGCGAGGTAACACTAATGGCTTCAGGTTCACGCGTCCGTATTGCGCGGCGCCCTGCTGGTTCAGTCGACCCATGGCAGGTTCTACGTACAACCGGCGACTCGCTAACAGTCGAAAATGAAACGGTTCGCTCTGACGAGATCCGAGACGACGCTACCCGGGGTGATCAAAAGACGATCATGATCAACCCGAACGGCGGCGTTTCATTCGAATTTAGCGCTGCCAACTTCGACTCGATCATGTCCTCTGTGCTGCGTAGCACTTGGACGACCGACACTCTCACCAACGGCACCACTGATACGCGCTGGGACTACCTTAAGTCGTATATGGATGAAAATATCCATGTGCTGCTGTCTGACGCCTCAGAGAGCCAGCTGCAAATCACTGCTAACTCTGGCGAAAAGGTAACCGGCGAAGTCACCATTATGGCTCGTGGCCACAATGATGAGTACGACCCGACCGGCGATACGTTCAATGAGCCGGAAGACACGATCATCATGGATGCGAGTAACAACTTGCACACCATCTTGGTTGACGGCGCGCCGATTACAGGCATGTGCATGAAGGCGTTCGACGTAACGATCAACGGCACTTTCCAATCTGATCAATGCGTTGGCAGCCTGTACCAGCATCACCAGCCCGGCAGCTTCGACATTACCGGCAACGTGACCTTCCGCTACTCCACTGCTGCTATGGCGCTTTGGCGTAAAGGATTGCTGAGCGAGCCGGTATCACTGGGGTTCACACTCTCCGAAGGTGATTACTCCTACGTGAAGTCACTGCCGCGGCTGTTCCTGTCTGGCAGCCTTCCTGGCGGCGGTCTCGATACCATCCTTGACCAGCAGCTTGCTATCACCGCAGCGCGTAATAGCGAAGGCGTGATGATGCAGATTGACCGCACCGTGCCACCGGTCGCCCCCTAACCATTTTGGCCTCCCTGCTGTTTGTCCGTGGCTGGGAGGCCTCTTTTATTACGGACAATCACCCATAACGGATAGAGGAAATTTCCATGGCTTATCAGTTCAATCGTTTTGACCAGCAAAAAATCGTTGAAGGCGAATGGATCGAGTTCGACGGCGGTCGATTCAAGGTCGCCAAGAGCGGGAACCCTGTTCATTTGGAGGCCAGTGAGCGCATCTCCAAGGAGCAGCAGAAGAAGTACCCGGATGGCGAAGTTCCGATCATGGAGCGCCTGCGCGGCACCGCGCGCGAGTGGGCTGAAGGTGTACTGCGCGACTGGGAGGATATGGCTGCCGAGGATGGCTCAAGCGTGCCATACAGCATCGAGAACGCAACCACCCTGCTCCTGAATGACGAGCCGCTGTTTAACGAGGTTCGCCGCAAGTCTCGCCAGATGGCGCGTTTCGAGCAGGAATACGTGGAACAGCAGGCAAAAAAGCCGCGCACTTCATCTCCTGGCAAGGCCGCTTCCAGCGAGTAGGTCAGACCTACGAACAGGCGGTTGAAGAATACCGGTGTGACTGTGAGTTCCTGGGCGTTGAGTTCGACGCACCTGAGCTAGATAACAGGACAAGCTTCTGGATGCGTGCATTCTCGCTTTGCAACCGGGAGCGCCCTGTCACCATGGGCGGTATCGCTCAGATACCGCCTTCCAGCATGTTCTATCTCGCCGACCGACTCCAATGGCCTTGCGAGGATGAGGAGCTGTTAGAGGTAATTGGCCGCATGGATAGCGCCTACCGCGAACTACACGAATCAAAGCAGCAGAACCAAGCCGCCCACTGAGGCGGCTTTTTTGTGCGCCATGCCCGGCGCGATCACCAGGGCCTCAACAGAAATGAGCTTCGGAGGGCTACGGCTAGCTCTGGGGCTGTAGTTCTGGGCAACGAGGCTCATTTCTAATGAGGAAAGCATCATGTCAAACGTGGTTAAGCTAACCCCTGAAAGTGTTCCGGCATTCAAGTACCAAGGAAAGCCGGTAGTGACTACTAACATGCTGGCTCGGCTTTATGGAGCAAGCGAGGCTCAAGTTCGCAAAAATCACAGCAGAAACAAAGGGCGATTCATAGAGGGAAAGCACTTCTACCGCATTGAAGGCGAGGATCTGAAGGAGCTAAAGAACAGAGTGTCTTTAAGAGACTCTGTTGGAATAGGCTCAAATGCGCGCTCTGTAATTCTCTGGACGCAGCGGGGAGCTGCCCGCCATGCCAAGATGCTTGAGACTAATCAAGCCTGGGACGTGTTCGAAGCGCTAGAAGACGGGTACTTCGCCTCTCCATTAGAGCGGCTGCAAGAGGCTATCGAGGCGCTCAAGGATCAAGATGAACGCGGCAGCCGCGCAGGCCGAGAGCTTAATCGTCACAAGCATGTAAAACCGCTGATTGCGCAAGAGGTGGAGCATCGATTCCAAGAGCTTCAGATGTCTCTCCCTCACATCCAACCAAGGCCCAACGCATGAACCTTGTGCAATATGAGTGCTTTTCAAGCGCATTTTGGCACCATTCTGCATTTTATCCCGCTTCGGGGCTGAGCGTTGGAAAGCTGTCTTGATTCGCACGCTTGCGACGGCGCATGGCGTAAATTATGGTATCGTATATACAGTAGCGTTTCGCATCTTCTGATGCTGGAAACGGCTCTTGGGAGCGCGTTATGCGCCGAGGTAATTATGGCTAAGCCGATCATTTATACGCTAAAAATTGAAAATACTAGTCCCTCTGAAGCTCCAATGCAGTGGGTGGCTGAGTATATTTCAGAGTATGCGAAAATGCTTGGCTGCAAAGAGCATGTACACCTTTCCAATATACGCGATAACTGCATCGCTCTGGATGCATCTATCACACCCCAGTACAACCAAGCAGTTAGCGCAAATATTTCGCGCTATAAAATTGATCATCGTGCAGCATTCGATAGGTTTGACCGTCTCCTCAGAAAGCATGGTCACTGGGCTGCGCTGTTTGATCAGCACGGAGTTCTTCAAGCGGAGTTTCCGGGTATCAAAAAACCCGAGGAAACGCCACTCACGATCCAGCAGACCTCCAGTATGCAAGGAACGCTTGTATGGATTGGTGGTGAATCCGAGCTTAGTATTGCCCACCTATCGATAGGCAGTGGTAGGACTATCAAATGCCGCATGCCTAGAAATATGGCCAAGGTGGTGAGCAAGTATCTGTACGAAGAATTCGTGTTCTCTGGAACAGCCTCTTGGCATAGGGACGATGAGGGAAAGTGGTGCATTGAAGACTATCTTCATGTTAAAAGCTATGAGCTGCTATCGGATAACGCCATTGATAAAACTCTGGGAGAGTTGAGGAGCTCGATGGGCGAGTGGTCTCAGACTGATTATGTAGAAGAGATCGTTGACAGAATAAGGCAAGGTGAATAGATGATCGCCCTCGATACAAATTTTATAATTCGCTTCATCCTTGGTTCAGGTGGTGCCGAGGCCAGCCAGTTAAATATCCATGTATCGAGACTTCTTCATGAACTTTCAGAATCGAGATTTCTTATCCCAACACCAGCCTTATCAGAGGTGCTTACGCGATTAAGCCATGAGGAAATGGTGACTGTGTGCAAGCTGTTCTCAGGATCCAAGAATTTCATTATTCAGCCATTCGATATGGCTTCCTCAGTTGAAGCCGCCTTAGCTGCCAAAAAAGCCATGCAGGCGGGGAATAAAAAATCCGGATCTACCGAACCTTGGCAGAAAGTGAAGATAGACTTTCAGATAGCTGCGATTGCGAAAGTGCATGGTGCTTCTTGTATATATACCCATGATACCGACATACAAAAGATCGCTCCATTATTTGACATAGAAGTATCTACTTTGACTGATCTGCCTCTGCTTCCTTCGGAGTCGCAGCGAGACTTTTTCGGCCAGGCTCCACCTAACCCTACTACGCACTGAATTTCTTTAGACGAATATCTCAGTGTTGCTCATGGCCTGGCTCAGTCATATCATTTATCTTGAGCATGCCAGTAATTGCGAGAAGCTTCGCAAGAAGTACGACCCTGCCTACGCCTAATCCCCTACCCCTCGGCCTCCCGCTGCGCTATCCTGGCCGGATAAGATCTAACGCTGGGGAGCGGAATGAAGCCAATCACGAATAGTGATGCAGCAAGTAGGCTGTTGAATAAAATCATTTACTCGGATGGTGATTATCCAGAGTTCGTGTTCAAGCGTGCTTTTGAAGAAATCTCCAAAATACCTAGCGCGGTCGAGAAGCAGGTATGTTTTACCATGCTCTACGCAGCCATTGGAGAGCAGGATGAAGCCGAGGCGCAGGCTCGGTTAATCCCCCTGCCACTCAAGACTTACAAAGACCATATCGATGCCGCTTGCGCATACAATGCCACGAATCAGTTTTTGGATGCCTCCAGGGCTCTGTCAGGCATCCCAATCAAAACATTGATAGCCATGGGCGACGCACGCATTGCGCTTCAACTAGCTTTTTCAACATTCTCAGCGAAGTGCGCGGAGGAAATCATGAACAATGCTTCTGGCGTCGATGACGTGATAAAGGAATTTCACGGAAGCGCCGCACTATTTAAGCTGCTAAAAAAATACTCTATCGCTGAAGATCATGTGAAAGCATACGTGGAAGAATGTGCTCAGGCGATCAAGCCATGGCTAGCTGGGAAAAATAAGCCGCTGGCGGTATGGCATTCAGTCGAGGACGATGAGGATATGGCGGTGGTTGATTTCTACTTACCAGCCGAGCCTGAAGAGTTTGGCGAGATACTGCTAGCCATCGCCTCGATCGACAAGATGAAGTACTCGCCAGCCCTAGCACACCGCTTCATGGTTGATCCCCAGCTTTACGAGGACATGCCGCAATCATGACGCCACGCAACCTGCTTGACTTGTCAAAGCAAATCTATGATCAGAACAGCTCTGAAGCCGCCTACAGAACAACGGTTAGCCGTTCATATTATTCAGCTTTCTATGTTGCCTCTGAGCGCTGCAAGGCTGAAAGTCTTCATGGTCATGGAAATACCCATGAAGGGGTTATAAAGGCCCTACAAGGGAGTAAAAAGCATCAAACAGCTGGAAATATGATGCATACGCTGAGACGTTGCAGAACTGATGCTGACTACAAGCTAGAAAAGCCAATAACCGCCAGCCAGGTTAGAAAAATGCTTTCAATGACTGAGGCTTTACATAAGGCACTTGAATAACAAGGGGGAAGGATGACGGACCATCTAGGGGAAGCGGCTAAGGCGAAGCATGCATCCAAGCAAGCAGTTCGCGAAAAGCGTTATAACGATGCATGGAGCCACCTTCAAAGCCAGCAAGATGAATGGACTGCTAGCGCGACTCAGCGTGGGTTTACTCCTCAGCAGCATCTGAATCTTCTCTCCCCTATTTGGGTAGATCGCGCAAACATTCATCGTCTCGAAGGTAATCATAGAGATGCCTTAGCAACCATCATGTATGCCGTAGCATCTACCAACAGGCCTACGAAGGCTGATGCTGCCAAGGTTTTATCTTACTTCAAGCGCTGCAAGTTCAAGGCCGCGAAAGAGTCAGACCTTAAGCGGGCCATGAGCGCTATCAAGCGCGATCCTGATATGCGGCTAGCTCAAGAATGCGTGAGGGAATGGCAATGATGCGGATGATTTTGATGACCCTGGTTCTTCTTTTGCTGTCCGGGTGTGGTGAGTCAAAGGAGGAGCAAGAGGCGCGCATGCAAGAAGCGCGTGAGATAGCTGCTCTATCACAAGATGCCGATCAGCACTTAGATGGCTTTGCTGGTGCGATTGCTGAGATAAGTGAGGATGATGACTGCAGCCTTGAGTTCATGCGCGAATATGGCGGCTTCATGAAAGCTACTGGTGAGAATTACTACTTTCTATACTGCGGCGAACCGATGAATAAAGTTCGAAGGTGGTATTACAGCCCTTCTAGCGGAAAGACAACACAGTTCCCCGCCGAATTGTAATCAGCAAAAAACCAATAAGGTCGCTTAGGCGGCCTTTTTTATTGCCTGGAGAAAAGTGATGCCCTACTCCGCACGCCTTCAAATAACAGTTGACTCACGCGGCGCAGAGCGCGATATGGCACGCTTTGAAAATCGCCTGGAGCGTGTTGAGCGCGCAGGCAATCAAACTGCCGGGACGATGGATAGAACTACATCCAGCATCGCTGGTATGCGCGGGCCATCTTTAGCAGCTACTAGCGCTCTCGCTGGATTAACCGGGGCCTTATCGGCTGGGCAGGTAATCCGCTACGCTGATGCCTGGACGAATACAACTAATCAGATTCGCCAAGTTACATCCACTTCAGAACAGCTCTTGGAGGGTAAGCGTTCATTCCACGACGTTCTGCCACCCTGCTGA